TTACCATTCCAAGCAGAATCAATTTTATTAAAGAAAGCTTTCTTTTCTTCATCATTCATATCGTTAATACCTTTACCTGCTTTATCCAAAGCTTTTTGAAAGAATGCTTGATATTCTGATTCTTCAGTCATTACTTCCTTAACTAATTCTTTTAGTCTTTCTTTAGTGATTTTCATACTTTCTTTTTTGTTTGGTAGACCTTTATGTGATGTTGATGCGTAATCTTTTGCAGCTTTATCAGTCATACTATCAGCTGCTTTCTCAACTTCTTTAGATGGTGCTTCCATGTCTCCTTTTTGTACTGCATGAACCATACCCATAAATCGTTGTTGTGCTTTAGATACTGATGGCATATTATAAAGTTCTAATTTTTTCTGAAAGATTCATTAATCTCTCTTTTATCTTATGTAAACTTTTATTTGTTCTTTTATAGTAATCATCTCTCTTAACACCATTCTCATTCTTTATTTTAGAGTACCAATTAACAAATTTCTCTACTTCACCTAATTGTTGTTTGATAGATGTTATACCTTTACTTATTTTAGCTTTAGGAGAACTTTCTTCTTTCTTAATTGCTAACCAACGATTTTCATTTAAACTAGCTTCATCATCATCCTTTGCTAATATCATACCACTCTTATCAGCAATTTCACCAGAATCACTACAATCAGTTGCAGTTGGTTTCATTGTTAATGGTTTTTTAGAGTTAGCAGGAACATCGTTTTTCAACCAATCCTTAGCTTCTTCTAAATCATCAACAACCTCACCACCAGTTACGTTAGCTAATCTTTTATTTTTCTTTGCAGTTTGACCTGGCTTTGAAAATGCATTGGGAGTATCATATCCAGCAACTGCGGCAGTTCCAGTCATTTCTTCCAATTCCTTTTCGTCTTGGATTTCTTTAACTATACCTCTGATTATTTCTTTTAGTCTATTTGACATTTACCTTTGATTTTAATTCTTTGATTAACTCATAAGAAAGCATGATAGATGAAACATTATTATCAGTTACAGTTTTACCAATTTTCATTTTTTCTAAAACAGAAATAGTTTCTGACAATTTAATTGTGGTTACTTTATCTGATATTTTAGATTTAATTGTTTTTAATTCTTTCACAATTTGTGGAAGCTCTACTGCTAAATAATCTTTAAATTTAGTTGTATTGGACATGTTATTAATATACTCTTTTAACAAGCCTTTTTGTTTTTCATCTAAATTTGTGTATTTTTTATTGAAAGTTTCAACAAGAATCTTATAGGTTAATAATCTTAGGTCTTTATCTTGTTGCTTATATGTTTCTATTAATTTAGAATCTTCAGTTTTGTTAGTTTTTACTAAAGGTGGTCTTAAAATGATATTTTCAATAAGAGTTACTTTAGAATTAAATATATCTTTAATATCGTAGTTTTCAGAATTTTTAGATTCAAATACTTTATATATTGAAGCTAATACTTTATAGTTAGTTATAGGAGAAGAAAGAAATTGTTCTAATTCAAATTTCTGATTAATTTTCTTAATAAGATTATACTTTTCTTTTACAAGCTTACCTTCGTTTAATTTAGAATGTGCTTGAGATACAGTATCTACAAACATTTCAGCTTTACTTTCAGAATTATATTTTTCTTTTAATAATAAATCATAAAGACGTAATTCTTTATTTAATTCAGTACCAGACGCAAAGAATTCTTTTACAATGTTTTTTGCATTTTCTGTCTTATCACCATTAAGTACTTCTAATGTTATCTGTCTTACTAAAAGCTCAAATAACACTCCAGTATTCTTAACCTTAGAATGTTTTATTTTTTTCATTTATTTCCCTATATTTAACCTAATGTCTATAAACTAACACATATAAATATAAACTTTTTAATGTTTATTAAAATTTGGTGTCATCTAACAGGTTATTTTCATCTAAAAGGTCAGATTTTTCTGTTTTTTCACTTAAAATCTTCTTTTTTGCTGAAATTCCGTTAATATATTCTCTTGCTAATTTTTTACTTGATTCGATTGAACGAGTTTCTCTTTTACGTTCTTTCTCATTTTCTTTGTTTCCTAATGGGTCTCTACCATATGGATGTTTATCTTTACCATAAGTATTACCTTCTCTTGGTCTACCACCTTTATTATCTACAATCTCTTGTTTCATTTTTTGAATTTCTTCTTCAACGTTTTTTTGTTCAGGTGGATTTGCTGGGTCTTCTCCTTGCTGTTCAATTGAATTATATCTGAAACGGTCTTTCAAGTCTAATACCATCTTAGCTCTTTCCATATCCATTTCATCCTCACTCATACTAAATACATTATGGAATACCCAATCTGTAGATAACATATTCATTCCTTTTATATCAGTTGCTAATCTAACTTTCTCACTCCATAGATTTACTTTCTCTTGCTCATATATTGTGGATGAGTTAGTTAAAGTAAGTTGGAAGTTTGTCATTTCAGCATCATCAATACCTTGTCCAGCTAAGTGAACTATTGCAATCTTATATAATTCACTAACGATTGTTCTTTGAATTCTTTCGATTGTTCTTGCAAAACGAACATCTTCTGCAGCTAATGTAGCTTTACCATTAACATTCTCATCATAAGATAAGTAAGCCTTTGGAACTTTTAATGCTGCAAATAATTTAGCTTTTAAGTAATCAATATCTTCAACTGCTGCATATTCTAATCCAGCTAAGTTTTCAATGGCTGTACCACTATCTCCACCTCTAACAGGTAAGAAGAAATCTTCAGTAAGATTCTGAATATTGTATTTTAAGTTGTAATCACCACTATTTTTATCAACAAATGGAGTTTTCTTCATTTTGTTGATAATCTTTTGCATATAGTTATCAACCTCTTGCGGATTAATGTTACCAATATCAATTTTGAATACTCTCTTTTCAGGTGCTCTCATAATACGATGGATTAACATCGCATCTTCCATTAAGGATAATTGTTTCCAAACTCTACGGCCATTTTCAATCATAGCCTTACCATATGGAAGAAAATTTGTATCTGATAATAAACGAAAGTGAGCCATTTCATAGTTCTCATATTCCTTTTTACCAAATCTATCTAATTCAACTTTAAACTTAACATAGTTTTGATTCATTGGGTCAGTACCTTCCAATCTTTCCGTATTATATACAGAGTATGGAGTTACATTAACAATACCCTTACCTTCTGCTATTTCTAATGCTAAAAAGAAATCACCATATTTTACTAAGTTTCGTACCCAAGGCCATAAATTGAATTCTATATTAACTACATCATAAAATAAGTTATGAAGTATTGCACTTACGTTCTCATTTGATGATTTAATTTGTAATACATCACCATATTCATTTTTTGTAGTAGATTCATCAGCGTATATATCTAATGCCGATGCTATAATCGGGTCATTATCCATAGCATCGTAATCTCTAAAAAGTTCTCTACGAACTTGATGATATGCCATTGATTGTGCACCCTGATTAGTCTCATAATAAGACCTTTGTAACTTTGTATATCTATCTCTAAGATTTACGAAGTTTGTATTCATTTGGCGGTCATCAGTATCTACAACCTTACGTTTACCATCTTTATCAACGGTTACGATAGCTTGGGTTGAGAATAATTTCTTTAACCTTCCAAAAAAACTTCTATCATCTATTTCTTGCTCTGCCATAATTTATTATTAATTTCTACAAAATCCTATTTTGACATTATATAACATAAATATCGTAAAATATCAAAACACTATAACCATTGGGATAAATCTTCAAATCCATCACCAACTCTCATTTTCCAAGGGTTATCAACCATATCATTTGCACCACCATAAATACCATTATAAGTATTTGATGTAATACCACCTACTGCACTTTTTGTCAAATCAATTCCCTCTTGTCTTAAACGAAGTGCTGTATCTCTAACCCAAAGACCTATTGAAAATGCCATTACTAAGTCATCATTATAACCTTTCATAGCTTCAGCTCTGCCATTCATATAAATAAATGTAAATAACTCATCTATTAAACGATTAGAACGAATTATAACTGATTTTTCTCTAAAGTAATCAGTTAATTTAGATATAATTAAAGGTCTAGTCTTAGAAGTAGTTGAAAACCCAGCTACCAATCCTCTATCTTCAGCTCTATATCTATTTGTCATTTGATTTTCAGTATCAATATACTTTAAATCTTTACTCATATAGAATAGGTTTTTATAACCTCTATCAATTACTTGCTGAATTGTTGCCCATCCGATGTTTGCGTTCTCTATTACAAGTAAAGCATCATTATATTCAGTTGAAAGTGCTACTAAGAAGTTTCCAAAATCTTTGGTGTCAACCTTACCTCTATATTCTGCAACCTGTACTGAATTTACAATATCAATTACATGACAAGTAGAATAATCAGCACCATCTCCTCTAGCCACATCGGCCAC